TAATAATTTTTATTTATCCTCTAATAGTTGGCTCTACTACATTACCATAGTCTAACCGTTTCTCTACGTCTAAATCCGTTAGCTCATCGCCAAACATTTGCTTAAACTCAGCAGATATAATATTACTCTTTGTGTCGTAGCTATATTTAGTAACTCCAAACTTACCAGTCCTTCCATCAATAGTAATAACACTCAAATAATTAAAATAACCAAAAACATCACCATTAAATATTCTCATTGTGTTTGCGTTCATTCGCATGGCTTCCGAACCCATTAATTCGAGAACTGGCACGGCTTCCGTTATTCCTTTTCGATACCATGTTTCTGTGGGTGTTATTCCGTCTGATTTGTATAAAGTACCCTCGTATGTATTAAACTCTGAATCTCCAGTAAAAACCTCTCTGGTTTTTTCTATTCTTGATGACGGATTGTTTGTTCTTTCAAAAGTCCATGTCTCGCCTTCTTCGTCTCCAACATCTAAACTAGTTATGGATATGTTTGTGAAATCACAAATACCACTATTTACCGTTGAAGGATTGTCCTCTGGATTGTAAAACCTAATTTGCATAGTGCCTTTAACGGGCACGTTATTAACATCTAAATCATAACTACTTAGTGTATCACCCTCTGAATAATCAGTTTTTATAGTAGAAAAACTACCGTTTAACTTCCATGAGCCGTTTGTGTTTAAAGTGTAGTAATTAGAAGTATTATCGTCGTCTACTCTTACTACAAATTTATTTCTATTTAAATCAGAACTAGATACATTACTAAAAGAATAAGCAAGGCTTAATTTAAAACTAGACCCACTTGGTACTATGTAGTTAAGTGTGTTTATAACTGAGTTCTTAAATCCAGGCCCTAAAACATTTAACCCAAATCCATATTCTCCAGCAGGTTTAATCACTATCTCTAAAAGGTCTGTTATTACAAAGTCATCATATCCAGTTCCATTACTTAAAAGACTGTTGTTATCTATTAAAGAGCGTAAAACACCATATTTATAACTAATCCTATAAGCCCCAAAACTAGGCTGATTTGTAAATTGTTGGTTTCCGTTACAGTAATGAGGGTCGTACCCGTCTACTTGGCTACCTATTGTAAAATCAAAATCGTAAGTTATAGTCGTTGGAGATAACGCAACCCCTAAATAGTCGTATCTAAAGAAAGTAGCCGTTTGATTGCTTACTAATTGATTTGGTTTATAGATTGCCCAACGTCCATTGTAAGACGTTAAAACTGCCCCGTAAGGCTCTAATATATCCCTAATAACTTCTTCACAATTCATTACAGTAACCTCATCGTCTTTTATGTATCGCCTTGTATTTGCTTTTACGTTTTCTAAAATAGAATTTGTATCTGCTAATCCTGTATAAAACACATCAATATCTACGTTTATATTTACTTCGATCCCTGTTCTGCGTAACGCTAAAGAAAGTATTTCTAATTGTGATTTTACACCTGTTATATTAGTTCCGTCATCATTTACAAAAGCTAAGTTTTTAAGATAACCAAGTCCATCAATACAATCAAAAGACACAATCCATTTGTCATTTACGTAATCTTCAAAAAATCCTTCGGGGTTTAGCCACCCTTGAAATAAAATAACGTTATTTCTGTAATAAATACATTTAAAAGTTTTTTCGTTTTCCTCAAATAATTCTTCGAAAGTTAAAGATGCATCAGCCTCTAAGTTTACTCTTAATCCTTGCCCTCTAATAGCCTCTAGGTTTTCGTCTACTTGCCCGTAATCCATAGTAACGTAGCCTTGAACCTCTGAAGGAGATTCAAAATAATTAGAGTCATATAACTCAAATCTATGTAAAATGTTTACACTATCATTATATTCTATATAGTATTTTATGTTAGGAACATTTTCTATTGCTAATATAGCGTTGTCTTCTAGTCCACTAAACAAAAAAACCTCAAAATCAAGATAAGGTTCTATTAGTTCTACTTTTAAAGTGTCTGTCGCTATTATAGTAGTGTTGTATGGTTGGTTAGTATATCCAGCACCTGTGTAATAATAATCTAATTGGTCTTTTAAGTTTATAATAGTTTGCTCAATATCTGTACCTATCTCACATTGATAGTAATTAGACGTAGCACCATTCACAAAAGTAGTAGTACTCCATTTATCTGTATTACCTATAGGATCTACTTGAACCTTTAAAAAGTTACCTGCTAGATTATTGCTTGTTAGTTGTATTGTATAAAAACTGTTTGCCATCCTAGTTAATTGATAAAGTACCGTTTAAACTTCTATTTCTATTTAATGTATTACTCAATACACCTACTAACTTTGTCCCTTGAATCTCAAAAACAACGTTTTGTAAACTATTAGAGTTACCGCTAAATGATGATTGGCTACTTCCACTAAACGAAGATTGACCAGTACTACCCGAACTTGCAGGAATACTTACATCAGAACCTCCTCCACCTCCAGAAGAACCTAGTTTTTTAGCACCCGCAGAGAAAGCAGAACCTAACGCTAATAAAGCAACACCCGCACCGATAGCGGCTAATGGATTAAGAGTTGACAAAGACGCTTTAATTGCCTTTATACCTATACCTATACCTATTGCCATTCTACCTAATTGAGAAACAATACTACCTAAAGAGCTTAATAAAACAGCTCCTGTTGACTTTAAAACATTACCACCATTAGATAAAGAACCTCCTATTGCGTCTACTAACCCATCAAATGTTCCTGCTATTCCGTTGCTAATTATGTCGTTCGCTTGGTTGTTAAGATTACTTAACTCTTCTACAACTTTATCTGATTCTGTAGAAACAACATTACTAAGACCTATACTTGTATCTCCGCCGCTTTCCTCACCTCCCGAAAATCCTAACCCTAAAGAATTGGCTATTTTTTCACCTATTCCTTTAGCAAACTCTCCTACGTTGTTTGCCATGTTAGACAAACTTTCTTTTATTTGTTCGGGTGTTTTGTGTTCTAAATGTCCGCTTATAGTTGAATCTATAGCCTCGCCTAACACAACCGCTACATCGTTTCCTGCTTTAGTTATGTTGCCTTTTATCTCTTCTGATATCTCAGAAAAACCTTTAGATATTACACTCTTAACACCGCTAATACCTTTTTTTATTTTATCTAAATCAAAGGTTAACGCACCTGCTATAATAGTTACTATATTGCTAAACAACTCTACAACGTTTTTACCAAATCCTTTTATTACAGCCCAAGCGTTGTCCATGGCTAACTTTGCGTTAATCCAAAGTATTTTAAACGTTGCTGCTACGCTTGCTATAATACCCCTTAATAATACGCTTTGGTTATATACGTCTACAAAAGAATTATAAAACTCAGATACTTTATTTATTACACTATCAAAGTTCTTGTAAACAACAGCCGCTAAAGCTATGATAGCAGCAACAACCAAAGTAATAGGTGACAACAACACTCCAAACCCTGCAATCAATGCAGGTAGTATAGTTGTAGATAAAAACCCTAACCCTATAAGTAAAGGACCTAAAGCAGCCACAAAAGCAGTAACTACTACTATTATTTTCTTTGTTTGTGGTGATAATGCACCGAATTTTCTAACTAAATCAGATATAGTATCAATAACAGGATTTACATACTGCATCATTATATCTCCAAAGTCTTTAAGTAATAAAGAAACACTATCTTTTAAGGTAGATAAACGCCCTAAAAAGGTTTTACTTTGTGCCTCCATACCACCTGCGAAATCAGTTTGACCGATATTCATCAAGTACCCCTCAATAGCCGCTGACTCCATTTTAACTGTTTTGGTAACGCCTTTAAAAGTAAACGAAACCTGATCGCCTTGCTTACTTGCACGAATACCAAACTCTTTTAAACGCTCAAACTCTCCCGTACTCGCATCAGCAACCGCCTCAATCATTTGATTAAGTGATTTACCCATAGCAGACGCAGTATTACCGTAAGCAGTCAACGCTTTTTCGCTTGGGTCTAATCCTAAGTTTTTAAGTTTTATAAAAGCATCTGCAACCTGCTCAACCTGGAACGGTGTTTTTGCTGCAAAATCAGTAATAACTTTAAAGGCTTTTCTTGCCGCCTCTGCATTACCGTTAAAAGAAGTTCTTAAAGAGGTTTCTAATTTCTCAAAGTCTCCTGCCGTTTTTAAAGCAGCACCACCTAAAGCAAGTAAAGGTAATGTTATGTATTTAGACATAGCACTACCTATAGACTTCATTTTCTCGCCTGTTCTTTGTAGTTTTTTACTAAAAGAATCTACATCATTAGAGAATGAACCAAGCTCTTTTTTAGCCTTGTTAAGTTCTACGATTAGGTTATCTATATCAGCACCTATTTTTACGTTTAACTCATTGCTTGCCATTCCTTTTTTGTATTTCTTTTAGATAAACAGCTTGGGCGTTTCTCATAGCCTCTAACTGCCTTTCTGTTAGTTCTTTTTGTTTCCTATCATCTAAAGGCATAAACTTTTCTTTAGATTTAGGTAGTCTTTTTGGGTCTGCGTGCGATCCTACTAGAGCTTGATAAGCAATTTCCCTTACTTTAATCCATGAATAATTATCCATTCGTCTGTATGCAAATTGTCTTATACGAAATTCCGCCCAAGTCATATCGTAAACATATTCTAAGGACGGACAATTCAACTCTCCCAAAGAAAAGGACAAAACGTCCTCAGACCAATTTATTTTTGTAGAACCGCTCTCTTCTTTCCCTTGGATTTTGTTGTTGGTTCGTTAGGAACATCTTTACTCATACTCTTAGTAAAAGCCTCTAAAAACTTACTTACGTTTTCAGATACTATTCCTCCATCTTCATCTATAAGGTCGGTCAGCTGATATAATGATAAACCTAATTCCTCATCCTTTCGTAATGATGCGTATGTAGCTGCTCCGTGCATTATCTTCGGCAATAGTTTAAAAGGGTTTTTTTGTAACCCTCCCATTAATTCCTCAATAGATAAATCCAAACTATCTAGCAACTCTCCCAAAAAACCAAGCCCAAAATGAAACTCAATTTCTTTCTTTGCAATAACTAATTTAATGCTCTTCATATATTATTAGTTAGGGTCTGTAGTTGTGATTGCTCCGCTTCCTGATAACGTACCGCTAAAAGTAGCTAGTTCATCTCCTGCTGCTGCATCTAAAGTTAAGTCAGAGAAAATACCCGTCCCGTAATAAGCAGTAGTATCTGCTAATCCCGTATCCATTTTCCAAGTCTCAGCCGCTCCTGTTTCTAAAAGAATCTTTAAAGCGTCATGTGATACCTTGTCCGTATCGGTACTTCCTGCTGACGTTGTGTCAATGTAGTTACCCTCAAATGTAATCTCATAAGTTAAAGAACCTGCATCCTTAATGACAACTCCAGGATTGCACTTTGTTTGTGATTCAATAATGTTTCTTGTTTGTGCTAAACTATTTGACGTAAGGCACGCAACAGGCTTATAGGCTGAAACATTATCCCATATGTACAAAATAATAGCATCTCCTTTAATGAAAGACATATTTATTGTGTTTTAAGTTAAAAAAATATTTAATGTAAATATAAGCAAAATTTATAACATATTAGTTATTCTAAATTCTATCTATTTAATTCTAAAATTTATTGTGATAAACTCTCTAAAAATGTTTTCGTGATCCGTAGAAATAGTTAGCCCGTTAGGGAAGTCTTGCGTTTGTACAAATATCTCTAAATCACTCGCTGCATCTAACACCAAGTCATTAGTTTGAAACCTAATCTCATCAATAATATTGTTTGCAAGCAGTTTACTTCCTGGGTTTCCTGGTCTTGGATAATAAGTAACCGCCTCTATTGTAATTGAGCTATCCCAAAACCATTCGCACTTATTATTCTTATCTACTGAGCTTGTTTGTGTGCTTAGTATTGTATAGTGGTCAGGTTGATTAGCACCCGATACATAAGTGTCAAAACACTCTATAGCGTAACCATCTACTACAATCCCATCTATAGCATCGTAAACAGCTTTCCTAACCCATTTATTAGGTAAATTCTTATCCATTACTTATTAAATTTATCTGTTAAACGTTTCAACGCTGTGTTTAAGTCTTTTATATATTGATCGCTACCCTTCATAAATGCAGGATATAAAAACGGTTGAGCTGGTAGGTTTACTTGTCTCACTCCTTTACCCTTGAATAATATAGCTATCTCTTCCCAACCCTTAGGTATCGATGTTAGCATACCTGTACCAAACTCCATAAAAGCCGAATACTTCTCTAAAGCTGCAATTATGTAAGTTGTTTTATTTACTTCTTCTGTGACTATTCCTTGTCTTAACTTACCTAAATCTACGGGAGCTTGCCTTTTAGCGTCTGCTTGAATCTCTAAAGCTTGAATCTTTGTTATATCCTCAAATTGTTTTTGTCCCTCAATACCAAACTTTTTAAACTTCTTTTCTAAAGCCTTAACACCTACAACATTTGCGTTTAGTTTCATGCTATATTGTTTTCTATGTACGTTAACACGCAATCATCAGCCTCAAACGTACCGCCATCCCCTATAACTCTATTTTTGTAATTAATAAATATAGTGTTAGCGTCTGGATTTATAGGCTCTAATACCTCAACCGATTTAGTTTTTTCTCTTGATGCTGTTAGCACAATAAAAGACTCGTTAAAATCCATATTCATTGGACTCATAGTAAAAGTATATTTTACCCCTCTATACATTAAGAACTGATTAACAGAATTATATTGTATATCGTTTCTATAACGCATCGTAATATCCAACTTTTCAGAATAATCACTAACACCTACCTCAGTATCTCTACGGGTGTCTTTGTGTGTTCTAACGGCTGCCCAAGACGAAGTTATTAGTTCATTGTAGGTTGTAGACCCACCAGAACCATCTTTAACCCTTCTAGCTTGCCATATCTCTATTTTTCTGTTAAGTTGTCTAGCTCTCATATTATAAAGCGTCTATTAATGTTTATATACTCTTTTGACATTTCACTAAGGTAATCAGAAACAGTCATGCCTTTAACCTCTTGTTTCTTTTTAGCTTGGTTATAATAGTACTCAATTATTTCATAAGCCACGTTGATAA